GTATGTCCTGCTTCACCCTGTCCTTGTACACTTTTGTCCGGGACAGGGAAGCAATAAGCCTTCCTGCCTTATCAAGGGGCATTTCATTGAACTCTTCCTCGGCAGTTGCCACCTTATTCAGGAGCCCATTCATGGTCAGGAGGATGGCAGCCTCCGTATAGTCAGCCTCCGGGTTCTCTTTGACCACCTGTATCAGCCTGTCCGTCTGTGCCTGTGCCTCAAGGAGCCGCTGCATGGCGTTATTTGTCCGTGTGGCATATCTCCCTACACTGGACTTTGATATGTCATAGCCCTCCCCCTTCAGGAATTGGCTAATGTATTCATAGGTATTAGATGTGTCAGCAAGCATCACATCCACTTTCCTCCGCAAGTCTTCAGGGAGCTCATCAATCTTGGAGGATATTCTCTGTTTGCTTCTCTTGTCACCCATCAAATATCAACCCCATTGTCTTCAATCGTACCTTCCGCAAGGTCAACGCCTTCCTTTGTGAGCTTGATGACCGCATCATTGGCATAGGCATTGTAGGCTGTGACCTTTTCCTCGGTAAATTCGATATATCCGGCTCCCTGAAGATAATCAAGATACTTGCTGATGTCCGGGGATATAATGAGCCCGGCTGCGATCATGGCGTTGGATAACTGCCTTGTGAGGGCTGTGTTGTTGTACCCCTTCACCAAACACCGGATAATATACCCCCTGATTGCCTTGTTCTGCCTGATTTCTGCTTTTTCTAAATCATTCACGTTGTTCACCTCACTCTTTTCTGCCACTGTTCTGCATCAGTATTTTGTCAATCTTGTTGTCAATGCTCCTGATGCTGTTTTCCACTCCGTTCATGGAGCGGAAGAAGTCTTCCCGGAGCACAAACGTGGTAGCAAAATCACCTTTTATGTCATTGAGTTCCTGTTTGATGTTTGCTATATCCCGGTCTGTCTCCTCCTCCAATTTGTCAATCCTCTTATTCACTTTCTCGTCATTCTCTCTAATTTGTTTCTTTATCTCTTCCGTGCTGCTCTTGAGGTTATTGAACCACCCCTTGATGAAAAAGGTTATCACTCCCAAGCCAAGAGTGATGACCCCTGCCATCACATCAGAGAACGTGATAACATAATCCATAGGCTCCTACTTCCGGATGAGCTTCTCTGCAAGCTCCGTGACTCTTTCCCATCCGTCCATTGATACCAACGCCACAATAAAAGCTGCTATGAATGAGGCAAACACCATGAACCACTCAATAGCCACTCCGTAATATGCCGCCAGTCCCAACATGCAGACAGGACAGAGGATGAGGGACAGGAGGATGACCGTCAGGGCTGTAGGCACCTTGCTGTCAAACCATGTCCACTTTTTGAGAGCCTCCGTGATGACCGACACGATAAATGCCATGACACCAATGAAGACCATAATCTGTGATACATCCGCTGTGAAATTTGTCATGAAAACCACTCCTTTTCTGTCATTTTTCTTGAGAATAACGCAAAACAATAAGAGCATGTACTAAGTACATGCTCTATAATAAACTCTTATTCAAAAACACTTTAGGGGAAACATTTCCGGAGATTTTAGACCTTTTTATCCGTTCCCGGTATATCAAAAATAGTCATCTGTCCTATCATTGGCTCATCCTTTAGGATGTTCCCTATCTGTTTTGTTGTCAGATTATACTTCTCTGCAAGCTCCTTGGAATTGTATCCGTTCCACTCCTTCTTGATACGCCTGTTCCTTGCCGGGGCTATGATGTTCTCTGTCTTTGGAAAATACAGCTCATCCCCTTTGGCGTACTCACTAAGCTCAATGAACTTCTCAATCCCTATGATTTCCACCACAGGGCGGTAGCTCTCTGAAATATCATCCAACGTGGTCTCATCAATGAGGGCTCTTGTAAGTTCATCCGGTACCATCTCAACCTCTCTTTCCCACTACTATGAGGCTTTCTTGGTATAATTGAGGCTTATCCATCCGGCTCCGGACTTCAGCTTGCCCCATCCATTCTTTTCCTCCACAATAGTGTACTTCTTTTTCTGTCCTGCTTTCTCCCTGATTGCTCCTACTACGGAATGTCCCGTTCCTGCCCCGGAGCGGATGTTCAGCACATCACAGGTAGTAATGACAAGATACGGGGAGAAAGCTGCCGGAGCTCCGGAAGAAGATACCTTCTTTGTATAGGAGAGACTTATCCATCCGGCTCCGGACTTCAATCTGCCCCATCCGTTCTTTTCCTCCACAATGGTGTACTGTTTCTTCTTCCCTGCCTTCTCTCTGATCGCCCCTACTACCGGGTGTCCGGTTCCGGCTCCGGAGCGGATATTCAGCACATCACAGGTAGTAGTGACAAGATAGGAGCCGTTGGATGCTTCTCCTTTGGAGCTGTTTCCTCCTGTCTGACTACCGCTTGCCCCTTTGATAGCAGCCAGTATCTTCAGTATCTTTTCGCCATATCCTGCTCCGGAAGCCCATCCTTTCCCTTTCGGGTTCTCCTGTATTCCAAGATATTCTACATAAGGAGCACAGCCACGGGAAACATACTCAAAGCGTGGGTCTACACATTCCTGCTTCAGCTTGGCGGTATTGGCATATGCTTTGAGGTGCTGTATCTGTGCCCTGATGCCAAGCTGGGGAGTCTTGAAGCTGTTCCCTTCCATGCCGTTCTGTGTCACTCCCATTCCACAGAAGTTATTCTGTGAGAGCTTCACTGCACTTCCGGAAAATGTGAAGTTGCCTGTCTCAAGACAGCTCTGTGCAAAAGCAATGTCCCCACGAATGTTCTCCGCCTCTCCTTCAGACAGATACAGGGGTATCATGTCAAGTACGCTCTGTGCAACGCTGCCATTCTTTGCCTTGATGTATGCTGCCATCTGCTTGGCTGTAGCTTCCGCCTTCCCTGTTATCTTGGTCATGCTGTCCTTGTCTTCCGTTCCGCTCTCTGCAATGGCTTTCTTGAAGGCATCCCATGTGTGCTTAGTGGTATTGTACACATACGGGTTAGGACATATCTTCCCGGTCACATCATAGTGACGGATGACATGGGAAGCAGGTACCCCGTACTTCTGCATCAGGTACTTAGTCAGCTCAATGGCTGCTTTGACCGTTGCATCCTCAAAATACCAATCCTTGCTTGTATCCGCCTGACTTCCTTTATTTCTGACACACAGCTCAATGCCGATAGAGTTCGCATTTCTGCACTCCGCATGTTTATAGCTGCTTGCCCCACAATGCCATGCAATGTCTTCGTCCGGAACGCTCTGCCATATTTCTCCGTCAAAGCCTACAAAATAGTGGGCGGATGCTCCTATGTATTTACTTGCATAATACTGACAATTTGCTTTGGCTCCTCCAAGAGCTCCTACATAGTGGATGACAATATACTTGATACGCCCCACGCTGTCCTTGTTGGTGAAGTTATAAGGTGTCAGAAGCTTCTCAATCTTCGGTGCTGCCATATCATACACACTCCTCTCCGAAAAATCCCATGCTATTCGGGTCTAAGCTGTTGCGGAACTCCTTGAGTTCCTCTTCCGTCATGTTGCTCACTTTCTCCTGAAGCTCTGTTCTCTGCTCCGGAGTCATCTCCTTAGTGTGCTCACTAAAGATGTCTTTGCTCTGTTCTGCCATGATTATTCCTCCTTTTCTGTATCATAGTCTAAGGTGATGGAAGTCTTGGTCTCCACCAAGATGCTCTTCCTGATGCTCTCAATGGTGCTGTCAAGCATCTCCTCCGGCAAAAATGCCCGGATGAGTTCCCCGTTCTTGATACGGTAGATGTACCACAGTTCCACATCAAAGTCCGGTGCTTCCTGCCCCTCCGGAACCAAGACAGAGATGAGGGTCTCCTTATCCTTCTCGAACTCTCCCTTCAGCTTCTTCATGAGGAGCTTCTTCTGCTTGGCATCCGGCTTGATGCTCATTTCCTCAAGGAACTCCTCAAGTGTGGTCTCAAAGGTGTAATCCCCTGTAAAAATAGCTTTCAGAGCCTTCTCAAATTTGCTGTCATACTTGTAGGTGGTCTTTGTCTCTTCCTTCACCTTCATGTTGTATACTCCCTCGCCCACCAGCTCCTTCAGCTTGTCCGGGTTCAGGATGTCAAGGCTCATGCTGTCCGTGATGGCAGCACTCCCCTCTCCACCGTAAAACTTCACATACTTGACATTGTGGTCTTCCATGAGAGCCAAGCCTCTTGCCTGAAGCTCTGCTTTGTACCCATTCAGCATAGCCCGGCTCTTCTTCTGCTCCCTGTCAAGCGTTACACATGCCCCAATGAGTTCCTCATTGGTCATGCTCTTTGGTGTCTTCTCCTGTGTCTCCATTTACTTTCCGCCTCCTAACTTCTCCAAAATCTTTCCGGCACATTCCCCACAGATACCTTTTCCGTGGAACTCATTCACCCCTTCCGTGGTTCCACAGAAGTTACAGCGGAGCGTGTATGGGGAAATGACAATCTTTCCTCCGCTCTCTTCTACCACCATAGGGTCTTTAGGCTCAATACCAAGCTCCCTCCTCATTGCCACCGGGATACTGATTGAACCGTGGCTTGTCATCTTCTTATAAGCTGTACTCATAGTCTTCTCCTTTCTAGGCATCCAATATATCCTTGATATAGTTGTACTGGTCAGTCAACTTGTACTCATTTTCTCCCTTTGCCCTGACCATTTCAGAAAACTCCCGGAGCCTGATGGCAACCTTCAAAACTTTGGCAGCTCCAACCGCCTCCAAAGATGCCCTTGAGCTCATCCCTTCCCTTTGTGTCAGCATGTAGGACATAGCCTCCATCAGATAATGCTCCCATATATAACACTCGCTATCCCTGCCGTTCCACTCTTCTCTTGCTTCCTCAATGAACTTTTTCCGGTTCAGCTTTGGCTTATCCAGTGGCAGGATGCCCTTCTCCTGCATCTGCTTTTTGAACTCTGCCCGGTCTTTCTTCTCTCTGTTGGTCAATCTCTTCTTCTTTGCCACTCGGCATCACTCCTTCCTTTTATGAACTGTCATCCGGGTCAAGTTCCCCTGCCCGGATCTGCTCCTCAATCGTTTCCATAGCAGCAAGGTGGATGTCAAGCATGTTGTTCTTTACTTCATCCATATCCAATCCTCTCTTCATTCCTTCTGTTCCAATGAAGACCTGAAGGAACCCGGACACCGCTGCCAATTCCTCTATGCTGATGTTCTGTCCTTCAAAGCTGACCACATCATCACTGACCGTTATCACAAGCCTGCAATCCTTCATCCTGCCCCTCCTTCTGCCGTTTTGCCATGCTTTTGAGGGCTTCAATGAGCTTAGAGCATTGTTGATAATCTAACCATTCCACAGCTCCGACCCCGAACATCTTCCGGCACATACCGTTGACCCTTGAGGGCTTGTCCCATCCAAGCTCCTGTGTGAGCTTGAATATCTTCTTCCTTTGGTTCTCTGTAGCCGTGTTTCCGCTAAAGCGGCTCCTGCCACGCTCCGACTTTTTTGCAGAGTCCTTCATGCTTCCAAGTACCCGTATGACCGTCTGAAGTTCCCTCTTATTCAGGGCTTTGATACTGTCCTTCCCTGTATGTGCCTGTACAACAAGATGCAGTTCCTCATCCGTCAGTTTCAACTCCGGGCTCTTTGCAATCCCCCATATTTTTTTGATATTTGGCTCCATGTGTTTCCCTCCTATCTCCGGTTCAGGAATTCCGGTATCTGAATTTCAGGCTCCTTGTCTACTTCCCTGACCCATCCTTCCTTGACCGTTGCAGCTTGCACGGAAACATCCGTGTGCTTATATTTACGGATTGCCCCGTAAACCCCTACCATCACCGCATGTGCAACTGCTTCTTCATTGGCTCCCCTGATTACAATTTCAAATTTCTTCATTACCTCTCTCCTCTCTACAGCATCATCATGTTGGATGCTTCGCTCACTATTTTCATAGTTATCCGGGTCTCGCCTTTCTGCTTCAGGAGCCGGAGTACATTGTTGAGTGTCCTGTCCAATAGACGGAAACATCCGCTCTGTGCGTTGGTTGCCCGACTAATCATCTCACCCATAGCCGCCTCGTCTACTTCATAGCCCTCAAGATAATCAGCCACCTCGTTCTTGGATAATCCCTTCAGCTTGTAATAGAAGTCCATCCGATTTGCAAAACGGGTCAGGTTCCCTTTCAGCTCTGTCTCAAGTCTTGGCTCTCCGGCTATCACAATGCCAACATCCGACTGGTCAAAAATACCACGAAGTATCTCCATCTTTTTCTGTGTATACTTGTTGATGAGTTTGTCTGCCTCGTCAATGATAAGCAGGAACCCCTCATTGGTATTAAAAAACTCCCGGATACGGTTCACCCTGCTCCATATCGTTCCGCCGTACCCTCTCGGTAGACCTATCCCGTTCTCAATGGCTTCCACCAAGTCCCTGCAAGCCATTGTGTCATCACACTCAATGTATGCCACCCTCGGCAGCTCCGCATATTTTTTCAGAGCGTGTGTCTTCCCCTGACCGGACTTTCCAACGATAATCCCAAGTCCCATATCCTGTTGACATGCCTGACACACACCAATGGTCTGTACAAAATCCCGGCTTTCAAAGAACTCAACCTTCTTTTTGAGTATACCTGCCCCTGCCTGTATGTTCTCCTGCCCTCGACCTTCAACTATGCCTCCGGACGCCTCAAGAAACTCCACTATTTTCTTCTCAAGTTCTGTGGGGTCACTTCCATACTTCCCGTTGAGGTACTGGCTAAGTGCCGACCTTGAATAATTCATCTTGAGAGCCGCCTCTGCCTTTGTCATCTTCAGCTCTGCCAGTCTCTCATTCATCTGCTCCGCCAGTGTCTTCTCTGCCTTATAAGTGTTCAATGCTTCCATGTTTCAACCTTCCTTTCAACCTTAATCTTCCATTCTTTCCATGATGTCCGCTGCTATCCCAAACGCCAACATGCCAAGGTCTATCAACGCCATACATGCCGCTACTATGATAAATGCTGCCAATCCAACCATCTGCACCATATCAGCCTCCTATAGCTCTAAGCTTCTTAAGTGCGTTCTCCGCCTGCCTGCTCATGTATTCGCTCTCCGGTTCCGCCTCTTCACGTTTTTCAGCCCTGAAGCCCTGCTGATAGGTTCTATCTGTAGGAATGGCAATGACCTTCGCTGCTTTCTCCTTCTTCTTGCCTCCTATCATCAGATCAATACCGCCTGTTGCCTCGTTAAAGCCAACATACTGCTCATTGAGCTCCTCAAACGGTCTCCGTGCTTCTTCCAGTCTCTCCCGGTCACGCTTCTGCTGTCTCTTCTGCATTTTCAAGTGTTCCTCAAGGGCTTTCTGTGTCACCTTCGGAGCTATCTGAAGTAGTTCCTGACAATAAGCTTCACAGATACGCTTGCCCTTTTGGTCAAAGACATACAGGACAGCCATGTCATCCGGGTCATACTTGATGTCAACTTTCCGCCCAATATAGTCACAAAGTTCATCAGAGCGGTATTCATAGCCCCACTTGGTAATGCCTATATTGCGGACAAGCACATTGTCTGACTTCATCATCAACATGGTTGCATAGCTCTTCGGCGGTGCTGCTTTGAAGTACCTGTCCTCGTTCATGAAGCAATCATATGGCTTCTTGTAGGTCTCCCCCATCTTCTTCAGTCCGGAGTGCTCCGTGTGCATGTAGACGGTAGTGAGCCACTCATGCCACTTCTCATAGAACTCCTCCATTGTCAGGAGTTCCCCTCTCTCAAGCATCCGCTTGATGTCCTTATCCACCTTGTCAGAAGTTTTTGACCCTGTAAGGGTTCCTGTGTAGGACTTCATCCAACGTGTGAACTTATTGCAGACCGTCCGGAAGAACCGCTCAATCTGTCCTTTACTCCAAGGCTCATAAGGAAGAGCCCTATGGTCATCCTTGATGCCTATGCTCTTATAGAAGCCCATTGTCTCATTGTCAAAGTTCATGCCGCTCCGGTCATTCCTGTCTCTTCCCGTCATGGTCTTAGCCGTGTAGTCCTTGCCGTTATCTATGTAGAGATACTCCGGAACTCCACCCGGTTCTGAATACAGCATTTTGAGGAGACTCTGCTTCAGGATGTCAGAATTGGCATCCTTACAAAGGACATCACCCATGATGACTCTGCTCCGCATGTCTACCCATGCAGCCAAGTGCGGCTTGATTGCTATGACCTTGCCATTAGGCTGCTTGTAACTCACCCAACAGTCAAAGGTATGTTCATCACCCATGACGATCTGCATCACCTGAAGTCCCTTTGTATCCCGGCTTCCCTTCACCATGACCTTATTCTTGTATTCACGGGTGCCACGGGATGCAAGGAAATAGGCGTTCTTCATGCCCTCATCCTCCATGAGATAACTAATATACCTTGTCACTGTCTGATAAGATGGTATCTTCTCCCATTTGTTGATGTTGGCTATGGCGTTCAGCTTCTCATAAAGCATCTCACGGGTGCCTTGGTTCCGGGCAAAGTCTTCATTGAACCATATATTTTTGATGACTTGCTTGACTTCCGGCTTGATGCTTGGGAAGCATCCCGTCTCTTTTGGCTTCCGGCACAGACACAGAACCTTCAGGAACTCATATCCGGCTCCGTCTTCTTTCTGAAGTTTATCAGCCCATGCTGATGCCTCAAGGTATGCTTTAGTATATCGGTAGAGTGTCCTCTGCCCTTTCCCAAGATGCTTCTGTGCAAACTCTTCAGCGTACTTTGTCCGGTCTCCTTCGTCATACTGAAGAAATTTCCTGACCACGTTTCCAAGCTCCACAGCTTTGTAGTATCTCTCCTTGTAGTTTTCAATGTACCAATCGACATCCGTATTCACATACCACGGGACTTCCGGCTTCTGCTCCGCTTCCTGCTCCCCCGGAAATTCTTCCGTGAAAGATTTCAGCTTCTCCCTTTCCTTCCATGCGTTCCTTGCCTGCTTTGACAGTGAGGAGACCGCCACAAGTACCACATCTTTTCCGCCCGTCTCTGATTTCTCTGTCTTTGTCTCAAAAGCTTGCTTCTTCCGTGAAAGCCTTTGAGCCATTGTCTTGTACTTAATCCCTTCCAGTTCCGCAGCTTCACTCAATGTGACATAACTTTCAGCCAATCAGCTCACCTCCTTCATGCCGCTGCTTCAATATCCAGTATCCTTGATATTTCCTCTATGTATTTCTTACCACTACGCTCACCGACTAAAATTTTATGGATGTACTGCTTATTGCATCCAAGCAAAGCAGCAAGCTCCACTTGCGTCATTCCTTTATCAATGAGCCTTTTTCTGACCTTTTTTCCAAAAGGTGTTAGCTTTTGCTGCTTCGTTTTCATTCGCTCACCTCACATCACAGGCTCTTTGATATAGTCTTTGTCCTTGGCTTTCTACCAATCTTTTTCAATGCCGTCCGGCTCACCACCTCCAAAGTGTCCGGGAGGTTTTTCACTACAAGCCAATTTTCCGGCACTAATCCATGAGCCCTCATGATTTTCTTCTGCCCCCGTGTAGGGGCTTTTCCATTCTTCACTCGTTTATTACCTCCTTCATTTTTTACATTACCGATACCCTGAACAGGGTGACTTTTTTGTGTGCCGGAGAACTCCGGCTATTGAGATTTGTCAAGAAATTTGATATGCTTATTGGGTTACAAGTAACCCCCTTGCAATGAATAGTATATCTCCGTATCTGGAGAAAGTCAATAGTTTTTCTTCACATAAGGAGATTTTTTATTCTAATACGGAGAAAGTGAGGTCAATATGGATATAGATATGATGAGTATTGGTAAAAGAATTAAAGATAGACGAAAAGAGTTAAAACTCACGCAAACAGACATCAAGCGTGAGTGTGGTATATCATCAGGAGCCTTGAGTGAAATTGAAAACGGAAACAGAACACCTTCGATTATTACTTTTCAATTATTATCCCAAACTCTAAATTGTTCTATGGATTGGTTAGCTACTGGCAATTCTTCTGATGCGGAGAATATATTTATCTCCGAATGCGAAGATAATCTTTTAAAGGGTTTCCGGGAGTTGTCAGAAGGAGACCAAGATGAAATTATGGAGATATTGAACATGAAACTCCGGAAAGCACAACGGGCAAGAAGGACAAGTGCAAAATCATCCGGATTGACAGATACCGGAGAAGCTAATATGGTGGGATGATTTTTTTACTTTTTTGGGTTACTTGTCACCCCAAAAAAGTAGAATTGCATAACCGGGAATTATTTTCCTAAAAAATAGCGAAAAGCCGCATAAATAGGGCAATTCTACAACCATTCTCAAGCAGTTCCTTTTTGTAGAATTGCTCCTCCTATTTTTTGCCGCTCAAATCTTGAAGCTTTTAACGCTGAATAACACCTGTCTTTTTATGCGTTACAGCCAAGAAAGCCCCTATTTACGGCATTCTTTCAACATGTATGAACTTTGACAACCTACTAACAAATAACGCAATAACGCACCGTTATAACGCTAAACCTATTTTCAGATAGGTGGGAGTGATGTATAATATGTTTACAACCTAAAAGGGAAAGGGAAAAGCTGCGAAAACCTAATAAAATCAATGCTTCCACGCACTTTTCTCTCCCCCTTCCATTCTTTCAGGCATACAAAAAGCATCTTCACAGCCTATTTTCAAAATTGCTGTCAAAGATGCTTCATTTTTTCCCTATTGAATTCGCCAAAACCCTTGATTTCACGGGGTTTCCCGTCATTTCCCACCTCTTCACGGATGGTCTCATGTTAAAACGTCCTTTTTGTCAGTTATTCTGTTAAGTTACAAACAGTAAGCTGTTGATTATCATTTTTAACAAAAGACATATAGATCACCTCATAAAATGCTACCTACATTTTACCAAAGAATCCAATGTTTTTACATATCGTGTTAAGTTTTCAAGGTACAAATTTATATCAAAGGCTATAAACCTTTTGACACCCTAATCTTTTATTTTATCTTCTCCGGAGCAGTTTTTTACACTGGCTTACAGGTGCATCCGATTCCCAGTCCATCCGGACCGATATGACAGGACAAACCGAAGGAAAGTTTATCACACATGACTTCCATTCCCGGGAAACTTTCTTTAATCTGGTTTACCCATTCTTCTGTCACTTCATCGGTACTGCTGGACGCCGCCATCAGGTACACTTTACCCGCAGCATATTCTTCTCGGAAATTCGTTTCCAGCTCATGCTTCATTGCATCGATCATAACTTTACGTGATTTCTTCATACCACGGCATTTCTGGTAGATATCAAGCTTTCCTGTGCTGAAATGCATAACAGGTTTGATACTCAGGACATCTGCTGCCAAAGCTGTCACAGAGCTGACTCTTCCTCCTTTTTTGAGATATTTCAGTGTGCTGAGCCCGATATAAATTGTCATTTTTTCTCTGGTTTCTTCAAGAATTTTCTTGATTTCGACTACACTGTATCCTTCTTCTGCCATTTCTACTGCATCAAGAACAGAACGATGCATCGGGGTTGCCACACGACCGTTATCTACGACAAACACCTTACCGGCAAATTCATCTTCATTTGCCATGGCTTCTGCTGTCATACAGGACCCGCTTAAAGCACTGCTAAGAGGAATATAAACAATCTCCTCATATTCTTTCAGCATCTCTTTCCACATATCCATAACTTCTGTTGGTGACGGCTGAGATGTAGATACATCTACGCCCTTTCGAAGCATATCATAAAATTCATCTCTGGAAAGATCTACTCCTTCACGATACACTTTCTCTCCGATATAAAAAGGCATCGGTAGTACCTTAATTCCGAGTCTCTGCGCTTCTTCACTCAAAATTCCACTGTGGCTGTCTGTCATGATTCCTATTTTCTTCATAATATCTTCTTCCTTCGTAATCTATTTTTATAACGTCTTAATAATCGGCATTACACTTCATTTATATTTGTATCAAATCATTATTTTTCATTCGGCACAATAAAGGATGACGCAATTTCCTCCTCCGCATACTCTTCCACATCCGTTCTCGTTACTCGTTTTATATGTTGTTTTTTTAGGCGCAGATATACGAACTCCCGGAATATAGTATAAAATACCGATACAAGTGGAATGAAAATCAGCATACCTATAATTCCCATAAGATTTCCGCCGATTGTAACTGCCGCCAGTACCCAAATTGATGGAAGTCCTACTGATCCGCCAACCACATGAGGATAGATCAGATTACCTTCTATCTGCTGCAAAAGCAGAAAAACTATAATAAATAAAACTGCCTGTTTTGGATTTACCATAAAGATCAGAAAACTTCCCACGGCACAGCCAATAAAGGCTCCAAAGATAGGAACCAATGCGGTAAACGCGATCAAAATTCCAATTAAAAGTGCATATGGCATTTTTAAAATACTTAGCGTGATAACAAACATCATTCCGAGAATTACTGCTTCCAGACACTGCCCTGCAAGAAAATTTGCAAATGTCCGATATGTCAGCGAACATATGTTAAGAATTGCATCTGCTTTTTGTTTTGGAATAAAAGCGAAAATCACTTTTCTTACCTGTAAATGTAATTTTTCCTTCTGAAAAATAATATAGCATGCAAAGGAAAACGAAATAAAAAAGGTCGCTAATCCACTGGCAATGGAACCTACTGCTGACATCGTCGTATTCATCATATTTCCGACTCCGTTTCCAAGAAGACTTATTCCCCATTTAATTGCCTGATCAGGCTGAAACTGCAGCTGATCTACCAATTTCATAATATCCTGATTATCATGTGAAAATTCTCGAATCCAGTTTTGCATCTGTGGAATAAAATCTGAAATACTCGTCATCAAATTTTCCATGGTCTG